TCTTTACTTATCTGGAAGCCGGAACAGGAAGAAGTAAGCGCAACTTTCAAGGAAGGCGAACAGCCTTTTATTTCCTGCGTTCCGACTTTGGACGGTCAGAAAATGTACAGCCATGTAACAGGTTTTACTAAGGTTGATGCAGACAATGATTCTGAAAAATATACATTTGAAAACGATTATTTGATTAAACACGGCGTTTTGCGTTGTTATTCAAAAGTTATGCAGGATGTTGAATCTGGCGGACTTGAAAATGCAGTTAAGGCAATGGCCGGGCGTATGTTTGCCAGTGCGGTTAAATACACGCTTACTGTTGCAGGTTGTAGGGATAAAAACGGCAAACTGTACCGTAAAAATATGATGGTCAGCGTGCTTGCGCCGGACGCAGAAATTTATAAAGAAACAAAGCTGCAAGTTGATGAAGTGCAGCTGAAACGGAGCGAAAGCGAAGGCGAACAAACCGTTTTTTCTTTAGTTATTCCTGGAAGCAGAACGGGCGAATTAAACGGGGGTTTTGCATGGGAAGAATAGGAAAACACCTTAAAGCTGAAATTGACAAATACATTGAACAGGTGATTGAAACACGCTTGAACTACAAACAGACCGCTTTAACCTTCGCCCCTAGCGGTGATGATTCGCCGCCGATTAAAGACGACAGAATTATTCTTGTAAGCATAGACGGAAACGGAAAGTTTGCCGCCGTTGGCGTTTTGACAGCTTCACAGGGAGCAAAGCCGGGTGAAAAGATTTTATATTCAAGAAATGAAGACGGCGAAGTGCAGGCGGTTTTATCGCTTTTGAACGACGGCAAAGTGAAACTTGAAACGCCGGAAGAAATAAGCGTTGCAACTGAAAAGGATTTGAAAACTGAAAGCAAGGCAAACATTGAGGTTTCAGCGTCGCAAAAAATGACACTGAAAGCGCAGCAAATGGAGCTTACAGGCGGAACGCTTAAATGCAAGGGAACTGCAACACCTAGCGGGCAAGGCCCGTTCTGTGCAATTCCTGTTTGCCCGTTTACTGGTGCGCCGCAATGTGGCACGGACGTAAGCGGAACATAAGGGGATTTTATGGCATTAGACGGAAATAAAACAGGAAGCGCGGTTTACAACTTGATAAAGACAACGCAAGTTTCTGATGAAGCAAGCTGTGAAAAACTGTGGCAGAAAATTGTAACAAAGATTTTTGACGACATAAAAAGCGATGCGGAAATAACAATTCCTAGCGGACAAGTTGTTATTGCTGTTGTAGGACAAGCAACGGGAACAAAAAACCCGTCACCTATTCAAAGCGAGATAGAATAAATGGATTTGAGCAAAACAGAGTTTGCCGGAGATGTACTTTTAAGCGGTGCGGACGGCATGGGAAACATTGTTATTGAAGATGGACTTGTTAAAGACTGCCGTAATTTTTCTACGGCTGTTTATTTGTCTTTATTTGGCGGAAACACAAGAGACAGCGCAGGGCGTGAAAATGAAACCTGGTGGGGCAATCTTATTCCAGGAACAAAGAAAAATGAAAAGTTGGTTTCTTCTTTTTATGCGATTGTAAACGGTTTGCCGCTTAATTCAAACAATATAAAAAAAGCGGTTGCAGCTGCAAAAGACGATTTAGGCTGGATGCTTGAAGAAGGAATTGCAGACGAAATTGAAACTGCAATTTTTGCAACAAATGCAAAAAAAGTGGAACTTACAGTTCATATAACAAAGAGCGGCGCAGACGTTCTAAAAGATACATACGGCTTTCAGTGGCAGGGGCAATAGATGGCTTACGAGAATAAAACGGTTGATTATGTTTACAATTTAATACTTACTTCCTTGCAGGGAAAGTTTAATAACAGACTTAGACCTTTGCCAAAAGCATTTATTATTGTGCTTGCAAAAGTTTTGTCTGCTATTTATATAATTCCGTTCAAATTGTGCGGATGGTTTTTGCTTCAGATTTTCCCGGACACTGCAAGCTATAGCAAAGTGAATGTTTTAGGGCATACAATACGCCCCCTGGTTAAACTCGGCGACCAGTTCGGAGTTCAACGCCCGATGGAAGGCAAGGCTTGGCAGGGCGTTATAATTGTTAAAAGGCTTGCTGAAAACAAGGTTATTGCGCTTGGAACTCAATTAAAAAGCGATATAACAGGCTTTATTTATTGCGTTTCTGAAAGTGTGGAACTTGACGAAGACGAGAAGCGGGTTGAAGTTTATTGCACTGAAAGCGGAATTGACGGAAATCTTGCAGACGGTGACATTCTTACTTTTGTAAATCCGATTGATTACGCAGAAAAAAATACTGAAGTTGCAGAAACAACAATAACAGGCACAGACGATGAAACTGAAGAAAGCTACAGGCGGCGCGTTGTGAACAGATACAGCACACAACCACAGGGCGGAGCTTTGGCAGATTACAGAATCTGGGCTTACGATGTTGCGGGCGTTTTACAGACATATCCGTATAATGACGAAAACTCACCGGGCGGCGTAATTATTTATGTTGCCGGAACTACAGATTTATACCCTACGCGCGTGCCAGATTCTGCGCTTTTAGTTGCGGTTGGCAAAGCGTGTACTTATGACCCGGACACTGGAGCTGCTAACAGAAAGCCATTGACTGCTATTCTGGATCCGCAAGGAAATGAAACCTACCCGAACGTTAAAGCCGTTCGTATCACGAATTTTAATGTATATGTAACAGGGCTTACAGGCGTTACAGCTCAAGATTTTGGCGAATCGCTTAAATCGGAGCTGGAGACTTATTTTAACAACAGAGAGCCTTATATCAGAGGTTTAAGCAACGATAATAACCGCACAGATTCTATTCTGCGCAATTCCCTTATTGCAACGGTAAACAACATTGCTTTGAGCATGAAAGCAACTTTTGACACTGTAACAATGAATACAACTGGCCCTGTAATAGCCGAATACACGCTTGGAAAAGGCGAACTTGCAGCATTAGGCGACCTTTATATTAACGGGGTGATTTATGAGGGCTAGTTTTTTAGACGCAATAAAACACCTTCTTCCTAGTGGCCCTGCATGGAATATCACAAATAAAACCGATTTGCGGCGATTGTTTGAAGCTATTGCGGTATTGCCGGAAGAACTGCGTACAGAGATTGAAAATGTTTACATGGACTATTTCGCTGATTCCACACGCGAGCTGAAGAAGTGGGAAGACGTTTTCACTGTAATTTTTACGAAAGCGGAATTAGAGCAGCGCAGGAAAGTTTTGTCTTTACTTTGGAGTATGAACCAGGGCGGACAAAGCAAAGATTTTTTACAATCGGTTTTACAAGGAATTTTCCCGGAAATCATTGTAGAAGAAAATATCCCGTGCGCAAATCCTAGACAGGCAAATATTGCTTATTTTTGCGTTTGCGACAATTCGGTTATGGTTTGCGGAAATTCAAAAGCCTGTTGTGATTACCGCGAAGGCGATGAAACTTTTATTCCTACAATTTTGCGCAACGATACCGCAAGCCCGTATTCAATCCCGAATGACGCGGATTACTGGGCATTCTGTTTTTATGTATGCAAAAGAGTTGTAAGAAATTCGCGTAATGAAATTCTTTATATCGAAAAATTACAGATTCCAATTCTTTATAAAAACTACATTGAATATCTGATTCTGCGCATTAAGCCTGTGCATACTGTTGCGGTAATGGCTGTGGAATGGATAGAGGAGCAAAACAATGATTAAGATTGACGGCAATTACACAGACTTTAGGGATGACACCGACGAAAAATATCCTTATGGAAAAGCCGTTGCTGCAAGTACGCCAAACAGTACAGACGGTACACCGTGGCGTGTTATGTTTTTTAATGATTTGCACGGAGCAAGGCAGGCAATTTTCAAAAAAGCATTTAACGGAACAGAGCGCACACCTTCCAATCAGCCGGATAATATCGAAAATTCGGACTTGTTGGACGCTCTTTTAAAAATTATTAGCGATGCTTTTTCTTCCAGGCTTTTTAGCGTGGAAATATCCGGCACAGACGCGCTTATTCCGTGGAACGACTTAAACATTGAATATGATGCGGAAAAAACTTATGCCGCGATTGTTACGCCAGCCGGAAATTATGAAGAGTTTTTACCGTTTGGAACTGAATGCAAATCAGACGGTTTGCATATTTACCCCCGCCGTTTGATTAACGGAAAAATCGTTTCTGGAACCCGGCATAAAAAATGGGGAACAAGAAAATGGGGCGTTGGAAAATGGAATGACTATGATTCAATGAAAGTAAATTTGCAGTTTGCAGAAGTTGAATCATAAAAAAAACAATAAATTGCGGCTTACCGCAAAAGGAGTTTAAGCATGGTAGGAATACCGAAGTATTGCCAGACAAAGAAAGACTGGCAAAATGCTGTTGATTATGCGGTTAAGCATAATACGGGCAAAACAGAATTGTACAGTCGTTTGCAGCATTTGCGTGACGATCACTACATGAATGTTTTGAAAGAAGAAAGCAAAGAAAAGCCTGTTGAAGAGCAGACCCCGGAAGACTACAAATCCGTAGACAATCCGGCTGCTGAAAAATACAGGATTGGAATTACAGACGAAGAAATTGAAAACATGATGGAGGCCCTTAAATGAGTTTAACTTTATACAAAGACCTTGTTGACGATTGTTCAGTTGCTTGCATTCCAGAAAGCGGAAATGTTAAATCTGTAAAAGCCGCTTTTTTGGAAAAGCAGAATCCTTTTGAATATGATGCAGACATTTTGAAGTTTGCTGAAGGTGTAGGAATTCCAATCTGGAACGGTGAAACATGGGTTCAGACAATTAACCGTGAAGAATTCACTTTTGACCCTGCAAGTTTGCTTGATACAGGCAATGAGCTTGAATTTGGCATTGATTACTGGGTTTATATTTGTTTGGACGGTGGAAGCCCGGAAATTGTCGTTTCTAAAAACGAAAGTTTCCCGGACGGTTCAACAGCTGCAACTTCCCGTAAGATCGGACATTTTTATTATGGAGCTATTCGCAAAGTCTCAAATGATGGTTTGTGGATTCCGATTGATTCAGCCGGAAACAAGTTTGGATCAAGCGGCACAAAATGGCAGGACAATGTAACAGTCGGCATTGTTCCTAATTCAATTTGGGATTTAAAGCATAAGCCTAAAATTTCACATCCTGGACTTGTCGAAGTGAACGGCATTTGGATGGGTGCATTCCAGGCAAGCGCAGAAGAAGCCTTTTCCTTTATGGGCGGCACAAACGGCTTGCACATAAAGAGCGGAAAACTTGCCACAAAATACGGCGCAATTCCTGTTACTGGAAGCGAAGGAATGAATCAGTTTACATTCAACGAAATCGCGCATAAACAGGGCTTGCGTTTGCCGCGTTATGCAGAATGGCTTGCTGGAGCTTTTGGCAGCCCGCAGGGTGAAGACGGTTCAAATAATTATGGTTGGACTAAAACAACCAACACAGGCAGAACTTATACAGGCGTAGGCGTAAACACATCAACAGGCAAGCGTGATACCGCAAATGGCGTTAAACCTTATGCAATAAGTGCTTACAATTTGCATGATTGCGCCGGAAACGTTGCAGAATGGACTTCTGATTATTCAATCAGACAGGATTCTACATCTTGGGCTTGGCAGGATGTTTTAGGTTCTGGCATGGGCCAGGCATATTTGCCGTTTGCGAACGGTTTGTCTGCGCTGATTTGCGGTGGCAACTGGAGCGACGGCGTTCACTGTGGCCCTCGCTCTATGTACGCGAGCAGCTACTACCGGTGGAGCGTCTTCGCGGACATCGGGGCGCGGCTTGCCTGTGACGCGGCGTAGCCGCGTTCTGTTTCCTGTTTATCTGAATATCTGGTTTTCTTTGTGAGGTATAAATGGATTTTTCGCAAGAGAAACACCCTGCCGGGAGTGTGTGGAATCTGTTGCTTTTTCAGAAATTCTACGATTTTGATGTGTACTTTGAGCCGATAATAGAACGTTTTCCAGCGTTTGAAAAATCGGCTTGGTGCGCTCAAATTAAAAACACTTTGATAGACACGATAAAACTGATTTTGATAACAAACAAAGCCCGTGACAAAATGCCGGGTTGGTATAAAGTAGACACCAATTTGGAGCTGCTTAAAATCTATATCCGGCGTATGCGTCAAAAGAAATATCTCTCAACCCGAACTTATGAAACGGCAGTAAAGCGTCTTGCAGAGATAGGTAAGATTCTAGGCGGTCTTATCAATCGTAAAAACTAACATTTTTTACGAAAAGGCAGCTGAAACAAAATTGGCATATTTGCCGTTTGCAAACGGTTTGTCTGCGCTGATTTGCGGTAACAACTGGAACAACGGCGTTCACTGTGGCCCTCGCACTGTGAACGCGAACAACTACCCGTGGAACGTCAACACGAACATCGGGGCGCGGCTTGCCTGTGACGAATGTAAATTGTTAAGAAAAAGGCATACGCTGTTAATCACGGTTACGGCGTAGTGACGATTTATTTTTAACGTCAGTTCGGCTGCCTTTGCACGGCATTTGTTGTGCTAAAGTCTTAGACCAGAAAGGCTACGCGCTTTTCTGGTTATTTTTTTTAGTAGGTAAATATGGATAAACCTAAATTTAGTGAAGTTTACGATTTTGAGAATTTATACTGTGCAGCTTATGAAACTATACAGGATAAAAAGTATTATCCAGAAGAATTACAATTTGCAAGCAACCTCGAAGAAGAGCTGATTAAATTGCAAAATGAACTAATCTGGCATACATACATTCCTGGCGACTATTACTATTTTTGGGTTTATGATCCGAAAAAGCGGTTAATTTGCGCTCCAGAACTTAGAGACAGAATTATTCATACAGCTGTTTGCAGGGTGATAGAAAGATATATTGAACCGCGCCTGGATTACGATTCTTATGCTTGCAGAAAGGGAAAAGGCGCACTGGATGCAGCGAATAGAGCCGGACTTTATGCAAACAAATATTCTCATTTTGTATATTTTGACATTAAAGGATTCTTTGACAGCATTCCAGTTTTGCCGCTTGAAGAAGTTTATCTTAAACGCTTTGTAGATGATTCTGAAATAATGTGGCTGCTGCATACAATCTTTATGAAAGATTGTAACGGCGTAGGCATAAAGAAAGGATGCAGAACAAGTCAGCTTTCAGCAAATGTTTATTTAAATGAATTAGACCATTTTGTCCGGCATACACTTAAAGCAAAGGCGTATGTTCGATACATGGATGATTTTATAATCTTCAGTAATGACGTCGAATATCTGAAGTTTTGCTGGGCTGAAATAGCAAGGTTTCTGGAAGAAAAACTTTTCTTGAAACTTAACGGCAAAACCTTTATCGGTTCAACATCGCAAGGGTTTGAATTTGTAGGTTACAGGATTTTCAAAGATTATAAAATTGTGAGAAAAACCGCTTTAGACAGAAGTGCGAAAACCTTTAAATCATGGAAGAATGGCAAAGTTGACGATTTGTCCTTCTATCGGAGTACGGCAAGCCGTGTTGGACATTGCCAGGGCACGGCCAGTTACAAATGGTACTGTGAATATTTATTGAAAGCGTTGAAGTTTGTTCTGATAGACAGGGTGGAAAAATAGGTTTTAGCTCAGTTTATCCATTTCTTTGTTAAAAATATCTTGCATCATTTGTGCTGCATAATCAGAAGCGGGTTCAAGCCATGCGTTTTTAGGGGTTTGGGTGCTGTAGTATTTCAAGTTTAAAATGTGGGTAGATTTAAAAGAAACATTGTCGCCGCTTTTTCTAAAAGACGTAACCTTAAAAATAGAATTGTTCATGCGGATAAAGCCGTGCGTTTTGGCGGCAACGAAAGCACGGGCAACATGGGCGGCTTTTTTACTCTTAAAGTTGGTTGAACCGTGGACAACAAGAGGTTTTATTGCACTGTAATAATACGAACGGCGGACGGTTTTTAAATTTGAACCGCCACGGGCTTTTGTGGTCGGAATAACCAAATTTCCGTTCGTTCCCCTATGTGTTCCGCCTTTTTCCTGGCGTTCCATGTATGAGATTCGGTCTGTCGCGCCAGTTTCGCTTTTAATCTGATTAAGCGTTTTTACATTTGAAGCGCACTTTGTAAAGCGTATTTGTTTTGTTGTAAAACTATTTCTTAATGTGAAACTGTTCTGAACATTGCGGATGGCGTTGTTTCGTGCTGTTGCCGCCACAATGTTTACAGTATTGATTCCAGCCTTCAAAAATCGGCGGTTTACGTCTGCGGTTACTTGTGAAAAAGAAGAAAATATTTTCGTTGCCATAATTACAGAATAACAGGATTTTAAATTATCGCTATACCAAAAATTACAAATCATCAAACAAAGACGGCTGGTCATAGTCGGAAATTTCAAAATGCGAGAAAAGTTCTTTGAGTTTACGACTGTCTTTTATCCATGACTGGATACGGAAAACAGCTGCGCGTTGTGCGTCTTTTTCAGTCGGATATTTTGTTTCTTTTTCGGTGGGATAATAAGAACGAATGAAACGGCGCAGCTTGCAATTTATACTGTAAACAAAACCGTTTTCTACAGCATAAATTGTAAGTATGATTTGCGAGCCGTTTTTAGATTCATTGCGTTTTTGCACAACTGGCAAAGTCGAAACATAGGTCATTATTCCGGCTGAAACTCCAGGATCTGCATATTCAAGATTTTTGCAATGCGATATTCGAGCCGTGCGCCTTTTGAGCGTTTCCAGCCGGGAAGCATACAGATAATGTTACAAGAGGAAAGTTCCTTTATATCTTTTCGCATATAATCTGTATAATCGGGCGTTTTTTCAAGTTTGGCAAAAAGCTCTTCAATGTTTTTTGCGAGTGTTACGGGATTTATCACGCAAAAACTTCCCGAAAGTTCCAGAAGTTCTTTTTCTGCTGCAAGGAAATTGTCCTGCCAGTTTTCAACGCCTGTAATAGGCCCGCTTATATAAACGTTTCCGATCAGACAAGAATCTGCATTTTTAATCATTTTTCACACCTCATACACTTTGATATTCCATAGATTGCATGACAGCAATATTCCTTTCTGTTGGTTCTATTCCAAGCCTTTTGCACAGTCTAAGTCGCAAAAAATGTTTTGCGTAAGCAAAAATAAAATTTGCGAGCGCATAGCACATATTGTTTATAACCAGGACAACTGCAATTTTTGCAAGTTCATTCAATTTTAACTTATCAAGAACAGCCGTACCGACAACAAGGAAGATGCCAAACAAAGTTTGATAGGGGAACGATTCAAAAAGTATCGTGTTTGCCGATCTAAGTTCATTTTGAACAGGTGTTTTTCCTTGTTCAATCGCTTTTAAGACCCTTTCAAAATCCTTTTTATACTTTTGCAAATCTGATTTTTTATGAATAAAAAGATAATACATCTTATTCCCCCCTATTTTTCTTCTTCCTTTTCCGGGTAGTTGTTTTCAAAAAAATTGCTTGCATCTATACAAACGCGGTGGATTGCCTGGCAAGTTTCTTCATTGTTTGTTTCTGCAATTTTCAAAATTGCGACAAAGTATTTTTGCATTTCTTCATGTTTATTCATCATTTTTTTCTTACTCCTTAAAAATTAGAAAATATCCATTTCACCGTCTAAATCATCCGGGAAGCCCCAATCTGGTTCTTCTGGCGGCTGTGTGTAGGTTGGCGGTCGCTGCTTAAATTGTGTTGCGGGGCCATTTGTCTGTGTTTTTTCTGCGCCATCACCAAACAAAGTGCCGTCATTCTGTTGCTGGGCTGGCGCGGTTTCATTCAAGGTTTGCAAGCCCTGTTCAGAGAGTTTGACATTAAAGAAAACAAGCTCCGGGTAGTTGTTTATCTTCTTCTGGCGGTAGTCAATTTCACGATAATCGCGTTTTAACAAGCGTACAAACTTATTGCGGGTCAAGGCTTCTTTACTTTCGTCTGAAAGTCCATAGTATTTCAAATAACATTCATAAGCCTTTTGGACTTCTGTATAGATTCCGCCGGACAAATCAAATACCAGGCAATCATTAACAAATTTATCAAGGTCTGTTTTCTGCTCTTCGATATAGCGGCCTTTGTAACCTTCACATTCCGGGGAAAGCGGTATTTCACCATGCAGATTGACATTCAAATCTATATAAAGCTCCATAAAATATTTGACAACAGCCGGAAATTCCGGGCGCAAGTAGTTTATGAAGCCTGTTGCCGTTTTGCCGCCTTCGCCTTTTTTATGCTGAATATTGAACGGAATTACAACCATTCGGGAAATTGCGGCTTCATCGTGAGCGTCAAAGTTTGGCGAATAGTTGGATGCAATAATAATTTGCGCGGTTGGAATGAAGTCGTGCGGATCGCGGTACAATCCACGGGCTGTAAGAGTGTCGCCACCTGTAAGCTCTTTCCAGAAAGATGTATTAAGTGAAGCATTGCGGGCGGTTTCCTGGGCGAATGCACAGCATTTTCCTTCCAGCTTCGCAATTTCTGGGTTTGCTTCGTTTCCGCTTGCGCGTTTGAATCCTGTTGAAACAAGTACATCCGATTTTACGCGGGCGCACATTCCTTTGAATATTTCTTCTACAATGTTACAGGTTGTAGATTTACCCGTTCCGCCTTTTCCTAAGAAAATGCCACCGTATTTAAAGCCAGTGTTACGGCTAGGAATGAGCGACAAATAATAAAGCAAGGTTTGAAGCGTTTTTTCGTCTTTAAAGTTACCCTTCATAAACTCCAAAAACCTTTCTGGCTTTCCAGCTTTGCGTAATTCTTCTTCTTTGTAAGGCAGCATTTCGCGGCGGTATTCTTCCGGGCGGCTTTTTCTGTATTCGATTTCTTTACCAGAAAAGTCTACTACACAATCTAAAAGCGTGAGCGTTTCGCGCATCTGCGGGCCGTCAAAAGGAACATTTTCACGGAATACATCGGGTTTTAAGCCGGACAAATCCTGCGCAAGTTCTACACGAAAGCGGCGACCTTCCAACTTTTTAACAAGGTCATTTATAAGACTTTTCTTGTCAAAATGCTTTTCAAGATACTTAAGCATGAGATTAAGCAGGATTGTATAAGCTGCGCCTGGTGCGTCTGGTTCGCGAACCCAAACGTGACCGTTGAAAAAATACCAGCGTTTTTCACATTCAACATAAATCAAACGCCCCTGCAATACGGATGCAACTGTAAGAGCGGCAGAGCGTACACCCTGCGTATTTAAGAACTGCAAAAAATTAACATCATTTTCCATTCTGTCATAATCAATGGAAACAATAGTTTGCTGCTCTTTTATGTTGCGCAAGATTTCACTTGCCGGAATGAGTGCTTTTTCAAGTTCACGGCGTAAGTAGTTTGAAACGCCGTATTTTTCGCATATTTCAAGGATAAAATAAGGGGTAATATTCGATTTCTTTTCAAGCTGCTTAACAGTTATATTGCCTTCGCCCCATTTTAAGATTTCGTTGATTGTCTCTTTGTTTTTACAAGCCTTAACACAAGCAAGCGCAAAAAACTCTACATCTTCTTCGTCCAGTGAGTTATATTCAACTTTTTTAAGAAGTGAACGCAAGCGTTTAATGCTTAATGTGTCATAATCAAGCCATAAAGTGCCGTGAATCTCTTTTTTTACTTCCGGCGTTTTATAAAGCTGCGCATTTTTGATTGCTTCAATAACAAGATCTGCACGACCTGCAAGAATTGCTTCGTCTGTGTCTTTGTATGGCACATTATCCGGCAAAATTGCAACTTTGATTTGCCCTTTGAATCCAGCTTTTAAGAGTTTTTCGGGAATGCTTGTTTTGTATTTGTCGGTTTCTGCAAAAGGCATTAAACCGAACATTTTTTGACCGATATAATTATTCTGTGCGTTGTCTTTATCTGCAAAGAATGTAATTTCCGGGATGTTATTAGGAATAATAAATTCCTGCGCTTTTGGTTCTGTAAGACCGTTTACGCCGCAAGTTGAAAATACATTTTCAATTCCAGCTGCACGGCAAGCGATAGCGTCAAATTCACCTTCAACAAAAACAACAGGTTTTTCTTTTGGCAAAAGTCCTGGCATTGGAAAAGGGCTTATTCCTTTTGTATTTACTTTATTGCTTTTGCCGCCTAAATAATAATTAAGCTTAAAGCCGGAAAAACCTTTAAAAACAACGCCGCTTGCTTCCCAAAGACTTTTATTTCCTTTTTCGGGATTGCGTCCGGGGATGCCCGCGCCAACGAGCGTCTGCCAGCCAAGTTCAGCTTCGGCAATGGTGTAGCCGGGCCAGTAGAAAAAATAGCTTACCATGCGGTCGCGCACTTCAACAGGGTATGTCTGAAGCTGATTATTTGTTTTAATCTGCGCGCGGCGGTTTAAATACTTTGTGACTTCTTCATTGCGTGATTTATGGCGTTTAAAATAATCTTCCAGCTTTTTAACACAATCTGGATCAGTCGCAAAATCTTCTGTTTTGCGTGTTTTTGAAGCGGATTTTTTAGGTAAAACGAGGGTTGTTGATGCGCCGCCAAAAGTGCGTTCTATTTCTTTGAACTGTTCGGCTTTGTCTGTTATGCCCTGCAAGATTTCTACAGCATCGTAAATATCGCCATGTATGCCACAGGAATAGCATTTGAAGTGGTCTTCAAAAAGTTCGCAAGAGGGGTTTTTGTCTTCATGCTGCGGATTAAAGCAACGGATTAAGCCGCGCTGGGCTTCAATGCCCTTGTATTGGAGATATTGCAATAAGCTGTTTTTATATTTTGAAAAGTCCATTTTATTTCACATAGGGGCAAAAGCCCCCCCCCGTTGCTATTTTTCTGTGCATGATACAATTTCGCCGCCAAATTCTTTTTTCAGCAAATGAACTGTCAGCGGCACTTCATGCGATTTTTGCCAGTTGTCAGTCATAATTGCCAATTCCTGCGGGCTGTATTTTGTGCCATCTTTGCAGAAAAGCCAGCCGGACACTTTATCGTAGGCAATGCGTTGTTTTAAAGTTTCTGAATAAATAAAGTGCCATTTGGCTTTCTGCGGTTCGCTCATTTGTTACCCCAAAGTCTTTGCGTCTGGATTGTCCGAAAGGAAAATCAACCGATGTAAACCGGGGTCATATTTCAAACCGGAAATTTCAAAAACACGCCCACAGTCTTGTATGCAAAGCGTTGTATCTGGTGCAACCTTTTTTAACTTCTGTTCAAGACTTAAAAGAAAACTTTCTTTGTCCGCTGTTGCGTAATTCAGCCAAATAAACAGTTCGCAATTTTTAGGCTTACTACTCACGTGAGTAGTCGGCTTTGTCTCTTTTTCAGATTCGTAAAAATCAGATTCAGACATTGAAGACGGTTCAATCATTTCGTCAAAATCCGGCACTTCAATTTCTGAATTGTCTTGTTTTTCACCTTTGTATTCATGCAGAATTTTTGTGGCGGCTGCATTCGTTCCGCCAGCTTCGTTCAGTTCCTGCACTTTACCCGGCAAATCTTCTGCATCCACGCTTCTAAGCTGTGCGAGCGCACGAGTTTTTAGCGAGCTTGTATCAATGCCAGCCACTTCAGCCTTTTCGCGCACTTTCGTTCCTGCCACAATGTCAGAAACATAGCTGATTGGCTTTGAAAGAAGGTCTGCTATTTCCTTCTGGGAAAGCCCTTTTTCAAGCATTTCGCGGATTGCGTTTTCTTTGTCCTGGGCGGTCAAATCAGTGCGCTGGATATTCTCAATCATTTGCAGCGTCCATGTCTCGCCTGTTCGGATACAGCATTCCACAAGTCCCACATCCACGCCCTGTTTCTGCAAAAAAGCAAGCGCACGCAATCGGCGATGACCACAAATCAACTCATAAACATTCTTACCCAAGCCCGGTTCAATAACGCCGGGTTTTACCGTAAGAGGATTAAGAAGCCCGTTTGTCTGAATGCTTTTTGCAAGGTTTTCGATTTCCTGCCAGTCGTAAACCTTGCGGACATTGCCGCTTTCTTCACGGATTTGTTCAAGAGGAATCTTTATTGTTGAAAGATTGTTGTTTGAAAACTTTGCCATTTTATGCCCACTCCTTGCCTGTTACGGTCTGAATAAAATTCATCATGCGGCTTTCTACGGTTGCGGGAATCTTATATTCCGGGTTTTGAACGAGCTTCTGGAAGCTGTTCACAAGCGGAATGGGATTTTCAATCATAAAGTCGCCGAAAGTGTTTTTGTATTGTTCCCAAATGTTGCCAGGGTCGCGGTTTTTGTTATAAGCATTGCAGACGACAAAAACTTCTGATTCAAGGCAGCAATCCTGCAATGTGTCCATGTATTGCAAAGTTGCCTTGTAATCCAGCGGCGAACATTTGCCGCTTACAATGATTGTGTCAGAAGCAAAGACTGCGTTGCGTGTCTGGGCGTTCCAAGTTCCCGGCGGGTCGATGATGATGTAGTCGTATTTTTCTGCAAGGCCCTGTTTTTTGATTTCCAGCTTTAGCTTTGTGTCCATTACGTTTGAAAGCATGGATAAATCCAGGTCTTCCGGGATAATTGAAAGACTTCCGCCGCTTTCATGCTCTTTGAGCAAATACGGCTGGACTTCGCGGCCTGTAAGAAGAAGTTTTGAATTCTGGTCTTGCAAAACTTTTCCGTAGACTTCTGAAATGCTGCAATTCGGATCAAGGCCGATTATCAGCACTTTTTGAGCGTGCCTGTAAAGAAATTCTGCAAGCAGTGTGTTTAAGGTGGTTTTTCCTGTGCCGCCTTTTTTGTTGGTTGTCGTTAAAATCATGTTTCTACTCCTTATGTATGATTTTCCGCTTTGGTTGCATTTAGTTAGAACGGTATGCGTTCGCCGTTTTCGTCATACATGTCCGGCGGCACATCGTCAAAATCCGGGGCTTCCGGTGCAGGGCTTGAATAGCCTTGTGAAGCAGGTTGTGTTCCGTTTGTGGCAACATTTACACGTTTGCCTTCGCCCGGTCTTCTTAAAGCTCTTACCCTGGTGGCACGGATTTCAACGCGTGAAAACTTTTTGCCGTCTTTTTCCCATGAAGAAGTTTTTAATTCAGCTTCAATGAGAACTTCACGACCTTTGGTATATTCAGAAAGATTCTTTTTTGCGCTCTCACCCCAATAGCTAACGTCAAAAAAATTGGTTATTTTTTTCCACTCATTTGTTGAATTGTCTAAATAATCTTTGTTTACTGCCAAAGAAAGCGTTGCAACAGCACTGCCATTGCTCAACGTGTTCAAGGATGCGTCTTTTGTAAGCCGCCCCTGCAAGTAAAGCGCGTTTAAATCACTCATTGCCTTTTTCTCCTTCTGGTTTCTGCAATTTATATTCCGGGTGTTCTTTAACCCAAGATTCCAAAACTACCGTGTGGCCGCTGTAAGTTACCGGGCCGTCATGGTTCATAACTTTTGTATAAAACTGGTAATAGCTGAATTCAAAATCTATTGCAGCCTGGAAAAGTGAAAAGAAATAGGTTCCATCAACATAAACCGGACGACAATACCGATTACGGTGCGGTTTTGGATTCAACACTTTTTTATACAAGCCCCCCCCCCTAAGCGTCACCTTCCGAAAATTCAATTCCGGTAAAAACAAGAATCAATTCGCCGTTTACCCGCTTTTGTTTGTAATCAACGAATTTTCCCATTATTTTTTGAACACGGCGGACAAATGTATTTCTTGAAAGACAGTTGCCTGCACACCATGCTTCGTAACGCTCATATAATTCAGAAACAGGAACAAAACCAAAATCTACAACTTTGCAGATTTCAAAAATAAAGTTTTTGATTCTCATGTCTTCATCAGAAAAAGCGGCGGCGGAATTTTCCCCGGCAGCATTCCCAACAATTCCCTGTATTGCAGAGCGGGTCAAAAGTTTCTTTTCGCCCAATTCTTCCAGATGTTCAAGTATGTATCTGTTGGCACGGAGCTGTGCGATTTCGAGCTTTTTCTTTTCCTGTTCTAATTCTGTATCAAGTGTGATTGTGTAAGTTCCAGTTTTGCGGATTTGTGGAAGGACTTCATTTGTTACCCAACGGCGGAATTCTTTTGCAGCTTCTTTTCTGCTCATAAAGATTGCGTGATACAATCCCGGTTCATTGATAACAAGCATTTCTTGATTTCCGCCAGAGGTGGAAATAGTGCAGTTTATTATTTCGTCTGAATCTAAAGAGCGTGTTAAGTCGGTTGCATTTTTATAGCCAAGAGCGATTGAGACATCTTTTGCGACAAAAAATGGAGCGTTTTCAATCTGAATTGTACGAACAAGTTCATCACCAAAAGCCCACGACTGTACTTTTTGTGCTGAAAGGGTATGCACAATTTGCATATCCTTTGCGTCAGTTTTTATTCCTTCACTCAATGATTCCATCAGATTTACCCCTAAAAACAAAAAAGCCCGGCGAGATGTCGTCTTTCCCACCGGGCTTAAAGCGGAAAACACAGGAGTATTTCACCCATGCTTTAACCACCCAATAAAAAGTGAGTGGCTAATAAAGACGACATGAATTAGCAACTCATTTTCTACCTCTGAAAATAAGGGATAAATTTAATAATGTCAACA